ATTAGAACCCTATATGCACGAGACCATCCTGGAGAACGACTACAGCAAGTTTGAGGCATCTCAAACTATCCCCGTGCTGCGTCAAATCGAGTTAGGTTTGTTAAAGCGGTTGTTTAAGATGTTCCACAAGATTGTCACTACACTTTTCAATGTGAAAATGGTCAAGAGAGGGCGTACCACCAACGGGGTGAAATTCTGTTTGGTTGGTTGCCGCGGCTCTGGTGATATTGATACTGGGCTTTTCAACACACTTGTGAACTGGGTTGCGATGCGCTACTTCGAAATAGTCAACAAATTTCCGAGTAGACGATTCGCACTTGATGGAGACGACAGCTGGTCGGCCATACCGCGTGGTGCGCCGTACATCAACACGTACCCGCAATTCTGTTTCGACGCCAAACTAAAGTTGAAGAACCATTGGTCTGACGTTGAGTATTGTAGCGCTAAATTTGTTGAATATCGGCCTGGGAGGCTTGTGCTGATGCCTAATGTTAGGAAGTTGTTGAACAATATAGGACATTGTAAGAATGAACTATTCACCAACTGCCTTGGGCATTATTACTACAGCCTCGGGTACATGTATTCTATTTGCTTCCCTGGGTTCCCTATCTTTACCGAGCTGTCTAAGTTCCTGATGGGCATAACTAGTAACCCCAAGGTCAGAGTTAGTAAACAAATTTTGGACTTGACTAATTACAAGTTCTCTGAAGCTTTCTCACTTGGCTCACCAAATCGCGTGATTGATTACGATCTCACGCTCATGAATACACTCCTTGCCTATGACATTGGGCATGAAGAGTATTCCTCGATAATTTCGTACTTTGCCACGGAGAAACCAGTCATATTAGTTGACAAGATTTTCCGTAAGCGAGGTGGTGGTTGCAAGATCACCGTAAATTACGACATTATTGAGGCCGAGGCGAACAAACACCTCGAAACCAATGTCACCCGTTCTGGCCAGTACCTCCTGACAAAATCCATGCAAACGATCAACTCTAAGATACTGTTCACCAGAAGGGGCAGCCATTACTA